CTGGTATAGCTACTTCACGCTCTGCAAGACGTATGACCATCCAATCTGTGCCAGCTAGTGCGCTGTTAGCTTGAGATTTTATCTGGTTCTTAAAGTTGTACTTCAATCCGCGAGTAATTAACTTCTCGCTAGTGTCCACCATTGCGCCATCATCGCCTTCGTCTGCATCCCAAACTTGTACATACAACTGATTGCCGTCAGTGTCTTTAGTATCAACGTCTTCTATAGCCATAGCGGTGTTAGTAAAACCTTGAGTTGGTACACCATCCACAAGCGTCACATTGCCTTGCGTGACCCAGTAATACTTTTGGTCTTTCTGCTCTGCAAGGACGATATCTTGTAGACCATTGGCTGTCTTGAAGTCGCTGTCAGCTACTCCTGCTGGAAAGCTGGTGTTTGGGAACAACTGCTTCAGAGTTCCTGTAGCCTCTATCGCCCCATCTGTAATTTTTGCGTACATTATTATCTCCTGTGTTATCGGGCGTTAGCGTACTTGAAGGGCGACTCAGCGAAGGCTAGGTATAAATAAACGCCATCGTTAGTACTAACGTCATTTCCAGTATTTCTAAACTTAAAACCAGTGCTTAAAAAATCTACTTTGTAACTAGTAGTTTCAGCTTGAGGCTCATTTGCATAAACTTCTTTATTCATCTCGTTAAAAGGACTTCTTGTGTTATCAAAAATTGCCCAGTACGCAGTAGCATCGGTTCTTTTAACCATCACCCAAGCAGGTTTGAAACCTAAATTAACAAATGGCCCGTTCGCATTTCCATTGCCGGTGTATATCCCCGTAGAACTGAAGCCCGGTTTTGAGGCAAAGCAGTAGGCAACATAAGTGACGTTGTTAATATTAGTGCTTGCGTCAGCCGCGCCTACTGAAAACACTGATGATGTAGCTCTTGTGTTATTCCACGGCACAGTGCCAGTTCCGCTATTTGCTATAGCGCCGTTAGTGTCTAGCAATAAATAATAATTTTCTGAGTCTGAGCTAGTAGCTCCGTTGTAGACATGCCAACTCCCCGAAACAGCATTGGCTCTTACGATTACTAAGTCTGGAGCAACACCCAAACCATGACCAATAGTTGCTGCTTGGTTGTTTCCTGTATAAGTAACAATACTAAACCCAGACGCTTGGTTTGCGCTTGTTGCTGTCGAGTTTATTGTCCCGTCTGTGTTTTGTGACCCTGCTCCATTTCCTTTCCAGTTCCACGAAACTTGAGCAACACCGTTTTTATTATTTCCCGTCCAGTTCCCAAGAGCATAACCATCAGAATTAAAGCCTGTTATACCGTTGCTACGAGTTTCTTGTGCTTCTGCAGAATTTGAAAAAACCGGGTGCGTATTCCCTCTAACTTGATCAGTAAAAATATGATATTCCCCGTCACCCCGCGACTTTGACCAAACAAGAGTAGGCTCAAAACCAACTCCAGTAATTGTTTGTGTTCCACCGTTACCCGTATACAAAACCGTATTAAAATGCGCTGACGGCAGAGGTATGGATGGGTCTGGGAGGTTGGCGGTTGATAGAGTTAAAAAGCCGGAAGGTGGTGTGTAGGCAAAATCTTTTTGGCCGAAGTTAAAAGTTTGCACAGTACCGTTTGGGCCATAAACTATAGGTTGCCAGCCATCAGTAGCCGTAAATGTTGCAGCAGGATTTGTACCATTAGCAAGGTTGCCGCTGTTTCCCCAAGTATTGTTTTTTGCAAAATAAATCTTACCGTTATCAGAATCAATCGCAACGCCTACAGTATTTCCGTTTCCGATTGCTGAACCTATATAAGCACTTCCAGATCCCGTTCCGGCATTTCCGTTTGAAAATATTAAACTTATTGTTGTTGCTACCCAATCTCCGGCTGAAGGCTGATAACTTGTTTTAGATATTCCTACCTGCGCTCCACCGGCTGTAGTAGCTACACACTCAAAATACCACTTTCCCGTCTCTGGAATTTTGAAGGTTGCCATCGTGTCTGAGTGATTAGATTGGGCTGATTTTAAATTGCCCTCTGATAATGTGGTGGCACTATAAGTCATCGCAGAATTTAACGTACAAAAGTTATTATTAGGCGTGTCAGTTACAATATCAGCATTAGCTATGTTAGCTACAGTATGATTGTTACCTTGACCGCTTGAGTCAGTGCCTATAGCACCGCTTTTAAACTTTAAATAGAACCCGTTAGTGCCGTAGCTACCGCCCGTATATTCTATTGGAACCCACTGGCCTGTTTCTGAGTTAGTTTCTGCAAAGTCGGTTGGTGCTTTTGCTGCTCCATCTAAAAAATGAAACTCAGCCATGTTGCCCTTGAAATAATAATCGTTGCCATGCAACTTACCAATATACTGCGGAACATTTACAAGGTTCATCATACTGTCTTGGTTTTGTGTCACGGCAGCAACAGTACTAGTTGCTCCGTTTTCTGGCAGTTCTTCGCCGTTTACAAAAAGCCTAGCTCGTAGGGCTTGAGTGCCATTTGCAGAATCAAATATTGCAACTATGTGGTACCAAGCACCGACATCTCTAAATTTTCTAGCTGTTGAAAATCCCCAAGTATGCGAGCTACTTTGATAGCCAAAATACTCAATTGTGTCAGTACCACTAAAACGCAAATCTGTTTCGTTTGAGCTTTGGCCCCCGTAAATATATTGAATTTGGCCTAACTTTCCTTTTTTTACCCAAACACTTATAGTCCATTTTTTTCTGTTTCCTGTGCTGCTAGGAGTTCTGACTAAACTAGCATTAGTGTCCAAAATAGCAGACTGTTTTATTTCGTAGCTGCCATCAGTCCCGGCAGCGCCCATCAATACTTTATCAAATGACTTACCCAATAGCAGTTCCTCCTAAGAAACCATAGTAAGTTGTTCCACCATCTCTTGTTAAAAATCCGTATGCTTGTACTTCATCGTCACCGGCTGCGTCTGGCGCAGAGCCTCCCGCCCAATCTACTGTGTTAGGCCACGTAATAGTGACAGCAGTAGAATGCTGAGTAACAATAAGCGTAAAGCTAAACGCTGTCCCTGAACTAGGGGGATTACTAAATACAAACGTAGTATTTTCGTCCATTGTTGTAGCAAAAGATGTACCTGTGGCTAAGTTACAAGTGATTGTAGCCGCTGCACTAATTGAAACATATGTTTCTTGGTAGGTTAAAGGTTTAAGAGCGCCCGTCATAGTAACCGTAGTAGTACCTGTAGGAATTTCAAGTACATCAGCGTCAGCATCGTTTTTAATTGTTACGTCATTAGTGCTGCCTTGACCTGTAAGTATTAAACCTTCTGCGGCAGTATAGCCTATTGCAGCATTATCCCCTGCGGCAGTGTCGCCATCAGGTTCAAAAGTTGTGGCGGTTGCTACGCCTGTTACGTCAACAGAAGCCAGTACTGAGTTACCTGCAACGTCTATTGCTCCGCTAATATCTAATGTAGCTGCATCTAGTTCGCCAGAGATAGTAAGATTTCGTATGCCTGTGTAGTCTTTATTAGAGTCTAGAATAACTGCTTTAGATGCTACTGCTGTTCCTACTGCTGTTGAGCCGATATCAAGAGCGTTAAGCTCTCCTACAACCGCTGTAATCCCGTCTAAAGCATTAAGCTCTGCGGCAGTGCTAGTAACGCCATCGAGGATGTTTAGTTCTGCTGCGGTGCTTGTAACACCGTCAAGAATATTTAGTTCGGCTGTAGTGCTAGTAACTCCATCGAGTAAGTTAAGTTCAGTTGCTGTCGATGTTACGCCATCAAGTATATTAAGTTCAGCAGCAGTACTTGTCACACCATCAAGTATATTAAGTTCAGCAGCCGTTGAAGTTACACCATCTAAAATATTTAATTCTGCTGTAGTGGACGTTACTCCATCAAGAAGATTAAGTTCGGTAGCTGTTGAAGTAACTGCTACATCTTCATTAATCTTAGGTGAGGTGAGAGTCTTGTTGGTCAGCGTATCTATAGATACACGCGATAATAAAGTTGAGTTAGCTCCGGCAGGAAGCATTAAAGTATTAGTGACTCCTGCGGAATGTGGCTGACCAAAGATCTTTTGGCCGTGGCTGTTACTTTCACAGTTTAATACTATTGCGCCTGAGTTAGTATTTCCTCTTACTACGACTGTACCTGTTCCATGAGGAGCTAAGTCAATAGTTGCGTTAGAAAGTGAAATAAGATCCTTGCCATTAACGTCTAGGTTCCCGCCTAGCTGTGGAGTTGTGTCTTCTACTACATTTGAAATAGCACTTGAAGCCGCAAGCCCACTTACTACGGCACTACGTGTTAGTCTTTTTAATCCACCACCTGAAGTATCTATAGCTAAAAATACATCATCGTTAGCTACTGTACTAATTTCAGATAACGAAGATACGGCTGTAGGATTAAAGTTAGTGCCATCAGCAACAAGAAGCATTCCTGCTGTGTTAGTACCCATTATTAAATCGTCGCCGCTAATAGTAAGGTCACCTGCTATAGTAAGATTTCTTATTCCGGTGTAGTCTTTGTTTGAATCTAGGATTACTGCTTTAGAAGCTACCGCTGTTCCTATTGCTGTGCTACCTATGTCTAAAGCATTTAACTCGCCTACAACGGCTGTAACGCCATCTAAGGTATTAAGCTCTGCTGCTGTAGATGTAACGCCGTCTAAGATATTAAGTTCAGCGGTTGTTGATGTAACACCATCAATTAAATTTAATTCTGTTGTTGTTGCTGTAACGCCGTCAAGAAGATTAAGTTCCGCTGCGGTACTTGTTACACCATCAAGGATGTTAAGTTCTGCTGCTGTGCTGGTAACGCCATCAAGAATATTAAGTTCGGCGGTAGTTACGGTAGCGCCGTCTAATATTTCTAGTTCAACTTCGTTAAGTGCTGCGCTGCCTACTGTAAGTCCACCTACAGTTGCAATGCCTGTTACGCCTAGCGTCCCTGCAATAGTAGCGTTAGCGTCTACGTCAAGCGTGTCTACGTGTATTGTTCCGTCAAAGTAACCGTCTTTAAACTCTAAAGAACTAGTACCTAAATCTATATCACTGTCAGTAACAGGGACTATAGCGCCATCTTGAATGCGTATTTGCTCAACGGCTGAGCCGCTTACTTGAACAAAAAATCCCCAACGGTTGTTGCTAGTGTCTACTACGAGCTTGTTTAAAAAATCTTGGTCGCCTATTACTTCAATGTTGCCGCCTTCTCCAGTACCGCCATCGTGTTGGTGGCCTGTAGTTCCTGAAGAAGCATAAACAAAAGCATTTAAAAGTTGGTTATATTCGTTGTTAAATAAAGCGGCTGTTATTACATCGCCGTCATCAAAAGTACTTTGTCTCGTATAACTTGTTCCTGCCATTTCTTATCTCCTGCCTGATGGCACGTAATTTATATATAGCCCGTTTAGGGAATAAGGAGGACGCTGGTCATCCGATTTTATTTGGAAGCTTACTGTGTGTCCTGAACCTTCAAGTACGTGACGAGCCATTGGGTCACTTGTTCCTTCAAAAAGAGAAGTCCCAAAAACTGCTATCCCAAAAGAAGGAGGAACAGGTATGTTAGATAAGTTAATGTCTTCTGGTTGAGCTACGTCAATGTCTACAAAATCATATTGTGTTCTAAGTATTGGAGCTACTGTTCCTTCAGGTGCTACAGAAAGTTTTAAATACTTCATAGTTTTTCTAGTTCCTACATCCCCAAAATCTAAAAACGGTGTAGTGTACCTAGCGTCAATATTAAAAGCAGTACCGTTATCTATAAAAGAATTGCCTACATCATGGTTATAAAGATATCCGTTTTTATCTCCGTGATATATTTTTTCTATACCGGAGGAATCAAAGTCAGATACAATCGCAGTGGCTTGAATGCCTTCAGTCTCTGCCCATTCAAAACCTTCTTTTGTTAAAGTTCCTATAATTCCTTTAGCTCTGTTAATTGCTCCACCAGTAGTAGAATAGTACAATCTATACTGAGAACGTCTTCTTAATACACAACTCGTAATAGTAAAGTCATCGACATCCCTAGCAATTTTAGAAGTTACAGATTGTATTTGTCGGCTTACTGAGCCTAGCTCTGTGTCACCAATCCTTGCTGTTGCTGCTACAGATCTAATTCCGTCAGGGCTTAGAAATACTAAGTCGCCTCCAATTTCTTGGATGCTATGGTGACTTAAACAACCTACGTTTTGTGCAATAGGAACAACAGCAATGTTAGACGAGTCGTTTATATTTGCTAATCTATAAATACTGTTTTCACAGAAAATAATTAAATCTGTTCGGAAACTTTTAAGACCTACAACTTGATCGTCTAGCGCAATGCTTCCAGAGCCAGAAGCTGTAAAAGACGTAGGGTCTAAAGTACCACTATAAAAAATAGTATTTTTAGCTGTTGAAGCTCCAGCAACAACAAAGTGTCTGTCGTGAATAACACCTACGTCAGGAGCAGTTGTTCCTGAGACAGTAATTTCACTTGCAAAATAAGTTCTAGTTGATAAAGCTCCTTCACCTGTCATTTTAAAAAAGAAAGGTTTGTTAGCTCCGTCACAAATTAATACTTGACCGAACTCTTCGTTGCCTTCAAAAATTGAAATAGACGCTTGTCCTTGATTAGTTCTTTCAGTAACTGATCGTCCACTAAACGTAGTAAAGTTATCTCCACCACTAGCTACACTAGCTCTATTAATTTGTACCCACGTAGCACCATCGTTGCTAAAATAAATGTTTGTTCCGCTACAAGCAATCAGGCCATCTGCATATACAGCTAAGCCTAGTAAGGGGCTATTTGAATTAGGTCTAGCGTTTCCGAAAGCAGTATAGCCATTAACTCTTCTGTAGCCGCCATCAGGATCGACTTCAAAGTTTTTAAGCTCTGTAGCAAATCCGGGCTGACCAAGAAGCTCAAGTTGATTAAGATTAGTGTTTAGGCCACCTTTGCATGAAATGCCGAACGGTTGGGAAGCGGCCATACTATACGAATCTCATTCGGTCATCTGTAATATAAATTGGCGCAGGAGACATTAAGTTAGATCGCATACTCTTTAAACCTTTTTTATAATCTTCTTGTGCAAAAGCTGCGGATTGCGGGTTGTCTTTAAACTGCCACATATAGTATCTAGCTTTTGCCATAAGGACAGGAGAGTAGACATCGGGGAATAATAGTACATCGCTGTGTGCGCTTAGACGCGCAGGAAGATCCCAAGCAAAGTACCAGATACGATATACTTTATCCGGTATAGGACTAAGCCCAAACTTACGTCCGTCAGGGCTTCGAATGATACAATTAGGTTTGCCGAAGCTTTGAGTGTCTGCATCGTCTAAGTTTTCTGAAGTTCTTCTAAAGTCTTTCCAGTTTTCTAGCGTTATAAAACGCAAGTTTCCGTCATCGTAAGGAGGAGATTCTCCGCTAACACCTACAGTAGTAAGATAGAAGTTATCCCAATCTACTGCTCCATAATCTGTTGTGAGGCTTGAGCTTGCTGGCTTTAG